GCGTGGCCCTGGCGATCCAGTACCAGCCCCTCATGAACCGGTTCCACCTCAAGGCCACCCAGTACGGCGAGGGCTTCGCAGAGGTCAACCGGCTGGCCCTCAAGACCCTGTTCATGAAGGAACCGGAGACCCTGGTCTACAACCCGGAGTTCGATCCCCCGCTCCGAGATGACCAGATGCCCATGTTGGACCCCATGGACCCCATCACCTACGAGAACACGGTCCACTTCCAGCCCCCGCTCCCGGTGGACAAGCTGGTACTGCTCAACGAGCTACAGGTGAAGATGGCCCTGGGCCTGGAGTCCAAGCGTGGCGCCCTGGAGGAACTGGGCGAGGAGTTCCCCGATGAGAAGCTCCAGGAGCTTTTCAAGGAGCTACTTGACGACGCAGAGCAGCAGGCTGCCCTCGATCTGCTCCGTGCCCAGGTGGCGTCCTTCGCCGCCAACATGACCGGCATGGTCAACCCGGAGGGTCCGCAGCCCATCCCGCCGCCGCCGGCCAGCGCCAACGGCAACGGGAAGGCCAAGAGTAATGGTGGCGGTGGTGTGAAGTCGGCGGGTGGCCCCAATGTGAGCAGCGCCCCCGGCTCGGCCCCGAAGATCGGCGCCCTACCAGGGATCGACCTGACCAACGGCGACGACATCAAGAAGATGTTCCAGCGGATCGTGACCCTGGCTCACGGCACCACCATCCCGCAGCGACGAGTACCAGAGGAGGACGAAGTCTAAGCCATGACCGCCACCGAACCAGTGACCACCCCGCCCGAAGGCGACCCACAGCCTGACCCCAACACCATCACCGTCCCCATCACCCCCCCTGAGCCAACTGCCCCCACCAGTGGCAATCGCAACCGTGGCACCACTGAGCCGCCTCAGGCGTTCACCAGTGAGGATGTCGAGCGGATTCGCCAGGAGGAGCGGGCCAGGGTACTGGCAGAGCAGCAGCGTGCGGACCAGCTAGAAAATGAGGTGGCTCAGTACCGCAAGGATGCTGAGGATCGTCAGAAGGCTGAAGAGAAGACTCAGCGGGATGCGGCCCGTGCAGCCAAGAAAAAAGAAGAGGACGAGATGGAGCTTCGTGACCTGATCCAGAGGAAGGATCAGGAGTGGGAGCAGAGGCTCCAGGAGGAGCGGGCTGAGCGAGAAAAAGCCTTTGTCATGCTGGAACAGGAGCGCCGGCACGCCCAGCTTCAGACCTACCTGGCCCAGCGTATGGCAGAAATGGGTGAGGAAATCTCGCCTGAACTGCGTGATCTTGTGGCCGGAAACTCGGAGCAGGAGATCGATGCCTCCATCAATCTCCTTGTTCAAAAATCCGCCTTGATTCAGAACAATGCTGTCAATGCCATGCGGAACATCAATGCTGGCCGTCCCATGGTCGGTGTCACTGCCCCACCAGTCGGCCCCATGGAAACCAGTGGGACGACACGCACGTATACAGCCGATGAACTCAAGGCGATGACCCCCGAAGAGTACGCTGCTGAGCGAGACAACTTGCTTCGTGCAGCTTCACAAAGCCGTCGAGGACAATAGAGGTAGTACCCGAAATCAGGAGGTAGGCAACGTGCCTTCCAGCATCACTGGCACCCCACTGCTGAGTGCGTCACCCACCGGCTATCCGGGTACGAACTCGCAGCTTTCACCCGCCATCCAGGTCATCTGGTCGAAAGAGATCCTCTTTCAATCGATGCCTGTGTTGCGCTATGAGCAGTTCGCCGTCAAGAAGACCGAACTGGGTGTCCAGCCCGGACTCCAGGTCAACTTCATGCGGTACAACAACCTGGGTGACGCCACGCAGCTTGTTGAAGGTGTTCGCATGCAGACTGCGGCCCTCACGGCCAGCCAGTACGCCATCACGGTGGCTGAGCAGGGCTACGCCGTGGCCGTCAGCGAACTGCTGCTCAATGCGTCCTTCGATGACGTCATGGCCTCGTCCAGCCGGCTCCTGGGCCGCAATATGGCGAAGTACCTGGACGGGTCCGCACGAGACACCCTGTACCAGGCGTCGTCAGCCATCTTTGGCTACCAGCTTCCCACTGGTACCCAAACGCCGCTGTCGCCCTACGACGCTGGCACCGTGGGGGGCAACTACAGCGCTCTGGCCGGCACGTTCTACATGTCTGTGAATGTGAGCAAGGACGCCGTCGAGACCCTTGCCACCAAGAACGTGCCCCGCATTGGTGAGACCTACGTGGCCTTCATCGACCCGCACCAGTCCCGGCGTTTGCGTGACAACCCTGAGTTCATCGAGATGACCAAGTACGCCGCCGCCGGCAACTTCATGATCGGGGAGATCGGGCGGCTCAACGACGTGGTCTACATCGAGACCACCCAGGTGCGCCAGTATCCCGTCAACACCGGTCCTCCGGGCATGGGCGCCGTCACCAACGCTGGCGTCGTCCATGGGGCCATGTACCTGGGTGACAACGCCTTCGGCCATGCCATCGCATTGCCGGTGGAACTCCGGGACGGTGGCGTCCTCGACTTCGGTCGTGAGCATGCCCTCTGTTGGTATGCGATCTGGGGATTCGGACTGATCACCGATCAGTCGGTAGTGATCGCCTGGACGAACTGACAGGTGCCCAGAGGAACACAACGTGGCGACTTCACTGGCGCCCAGCGGCAACGCCTGGCTGAGGAAAACGCCGCAGAGTTAGCGGAGCGTCAGCAGGAAATCGGGCTGGTGAATCAGGTAGATATGGTGCGTGAGGAAGAAGGGGTCTGGGATCCTTCGACGGGTCAGGTGATGGAGCTATCGCCCGATGCTGAGGAGAGGATCCGCCAGGCTGAGGAGCCAATGACGGTCGACACCGATCCGATCCTGGACCCCTCTGTTCCTGTGCCGGGCTACGACCCCATGCGGGATCTCCAGCCGGTGGGAGTGCAGCAGCAGGCCAGGTCGGTGACGGCCAACCCGTTGGAGGTGCAAGACCTGGGGCCTGAGCCGGTGACCGTTGAGAGCGATCACCGGGTCATCCGGGTCAACACTGACATCGAGGACATGACCTACGGCGTCGGCACCAGCTACACCTTCCTGCGAGGCCGGCGTTACCGTGTCCCGTACCATCTGTACCAGTGGCTGGAGAGTCGTGGTGTCATCTACCACTGAGCCAGTCGAGCGCACCTGTGCCAAGTGCGGGGCCTCTGACACTGAGCCGCACCATGTCCAATACGTCAGCCTCAATCACCCGATCAGCGGTCAGGGCGTGGACTTGTCCGTGAGCAAGCACGTCCAGTGCTGCGCTGAAGACGGGTGTGAGATCTGCTCGGCTGACGTCGAGCGTGCCGCTCAGGAAGGGGCCGATCCCTCCCGGCTACGGGACTTCCTCCAGCACCGGCCTGCTGATCACCAGGAGAAGCTCCAGGAGCAGTTCGGCGTAGCTGTCGCCCAGGAGGGCTAATGGCGAACCTCGTCACTGTCGAAGCCAATGCCATCCTGGCGGCAAGCTCGGGCCAGGCTGTCTACGTCGCCCCGGTGATGCCTGTCGTCGTGTCCTTGGTGACGATCATGGGTACGGCCACTGCGCCTGGTACGGAGGTGGTGAACACGGGTGGCAGCCAATACGCTCGCCAGGCCATCACCTTCGCTGCCCCCAACGCCGGCAGCATCGCCTCCAGTAATGCTCTGACCTTCGTCAACATGCCGGCGACGACCATCGTGGGAGTCGATGAGTTCGACAGCGCCACCACCCCGATCAGACGTTGGTTCGGCCCCCTGTCGACCACCAAGTCAGTGAATGCAGGGGACACCTTCAGCGTCAGTATCGGGAGCTATAGCAAAGCGATGTCGTGATCGTCAATAGTGGCGCCATCACCATGACGGCGACGGCGTCCATGGCGGTGGTGGGCAACTCGCACATCACCACGCCCCCGTTGGTTGACCAGATCGCCGCCCTCGCCGGTCAGGATCCCGCCATGATCGGAGCTACCGGCTATATCGATGAGGTCTTCACGACTCGTCTGGCGGGTGACATCAACTAGCTTTTGCCGTTCCTGCGTGTCAGCACGACGTCGATGGGGACCAGGCCCAGTAGTACCAGACCAACAACAGCGGTCTTGGTGTTGTTGGTCACCAAGGCGTCAATGGTGGAGGCCACGCCCAGGGCGAAGATGACCCACTGCCGTATGAAGGCACTTAGGTGATTGGCGCTGTCCAACTAGTAGACCATGTCTGTGGACCGACCAGCCCGTCTACTGACAATCCTTTCTCAGCCTGGTAGCTGCGGCACACTTCGTAGGACTGATTGCCATAGTCACCATCTACCGAGATCGCCCACCCCCGGTTGTGCATCTGTTGCTGCCACGTCCGCACGTTCGTTGCATCCACGCCCCCATAGTGGCCGGAATGACAATGTGGATCCGGGTCTGGTCTGCCGAGATAGTGGTCAGCCGGGTAGGGAAAGGGCGGTGCCACCCCTCCTGGCTTGGGAGGAGTCGTCGGAGGAGTCGTCGGAGGAGTCGGCCCTGGAGTAACGGGCGCCCCACCCGTGGCTATGGATAGCACCTGATCCATGGGGAAGCCAGGCCCGCAGTCCCAGTGCCCGCCCCCAGCCGATCCTAGGTCGACATGCTGACATACACCTCGCCCCCCGCCTTGGGCCTGGGATGCGCTCAGTCTGACGATGGGGATGCCAAAGGCACCCGCTTCTTCCTTGATCCACTGGGCGCAGTTGTTGAGCATGTTGGGATGCCTGTTCCACTCGGCAGTGTCCCACTTGGCGAAGGCACATAGCTCGGTCTGCACGCTGTAGGGGTTTGCGTTGGCTGCCGTCCACGCCTTGTTGCCCCTGTCGACGTACTCGCCGCAGATCCCGGCCTTGTCATCGATGCCAGTGTGCGAGGACACACCGCTGCTGGGGTTCTGAAAAAATGAACCCAGGCTCTCGATGGTCGTAGCCCCTTCGGCAGTATGCAGCACTATCAGGCGCACACTGCTGCCGCCCCGACTGGAGTAGTTGGGACTCATGATCCTCTTGCGTTGCAGGGCCATTCATTTCTCCTCAGGGGGTGGTGCGCCGGGGGTGCCGTCGTCGGCTAGGGACTCGGCAGGCTCTTCTGCCGGCTCGGGCACAGGCTCGGGGGCCGGGGTGGGTTCTTCGGTGGTGGACATGATTACTCCTTATGGGGTCCAACTGAGGTTGTCGAGGAAGAGTTGCCCCGTGGTGTTCATGGACGGGTATCGCAGATAGATGGTGCCATTGGCGTTCACTTCGACCCTGTACACCCGTGCTGGCATGCTGTCCTCTATGGCTGGCAAGGCAATGGTCTGGGTCGGTGTAGTACCTGGAGGGCAGGCCATAATGGCTACCCCATCGACAGGATTGCCGCCGGGATAAGAGATCTCGCCCCTTAACTGGCACCGGCCCCAGGTGTCTACTAGGTAGGAGATGGTGGTTCCACCCATTGCCACCCAGGGACTGGCGAGCAGGCTGGCGCCGGCCTGCCACTGAGGTGGCACGGCTGTACCCGCAGCACCTGTTGGTCCGGTGGGTCCAACTGGACCCTGCGCTCCGGTGGGACCGCCTGCCCCTTGTATCCCCTGGTTGCCAGTCGGACCCACCGGGCCTGGTGGTCCTTGGGGTCCAGAGGCTACATCAAGGGTTTGCCACCCTGTGGTGGGGTCGTAATAGTGGACTTCGTAGCCGGTGTAGCTCATTCCCCGGCTCCTAAAAAGATGAAGTAGACATATTCACCGGTACCAGGGATGGCGACATTTACAGTGATCTGCGTGTCATTGAAACTGGTGTTCACGATGGCGCATTGGTTGGTGATGTTCGTCCAGGGGCCACTCTGTGACCCGTGGTAGACCTGCACGATGGGGGTGGAATCAGACAGATTGTGGTTGACGGCGAACTGGGTGCCCGACGTTATTGGAGTGGGGACTTGGGCAGACAGTTCGACCGGGACACCGATGAGGTTGGCGTCCCCGTAAGCATTCCAGTCTCCCCCCAGGTTGTAACGGGCTGAGAGGGCATTTGAAGCGGAAGTACCACCCTGAGAGATAGGCAGAGGGCTACCACTGGGAGGAGGAGTGATCGTCATGGGACCAACGAGCCAGACCATGCCGGCCTGGGATGGGTCCGGTACCGCTGGCAGGTAGCTGGCATTGGGCACCACCCCGGCGATGACGAAGCCACCTGGAGGGCCAAGAGGTCCGCTGGGACCGCTCGGGCCGGCTGGGCCAGTTGGTCCCTGGAAGCCCCCAGGGCCTTGAGGACCTGGAGGCCCTGGTGGTCCTGGCATTCCAGGGGTGGTGATCTCGATCACGTCGGCAGTCGGCCCGGTGACCGTGATGTCACTCATAGCTGCCTCTCTGTCCGATGGTCAGGGTCTGCTTGGTACTGGGACTGAGTGGCCGGCTGATGTTCGGGTCCACGTTGAAGAAGCCCCGCATGATGCGGTCCTGCACCCCGCTGGCGGTGTAGGTGGCGAAGAGGTCGTACACGTAGGCCCTCCCGATGCCCCAGAATCCGACCGCTTGGACGGCCCCTGGGTAGTTGCCCTGGGCGAAGTAGACCAGCGAGTCCTCTGCGCTGATGTGAAGCTGGATGGTGGCGCCGTCGCTCAGGATGATGCAGCGGCTGGAGGCGGCATCGAGGCGCAAGGCCAGCACCCAGTTGGTATTGCGGATCTCCATGACCGCATTACTCAAGGGCACCAGTTGCCTGGTCTGAGAGTCTCGGATCGCCACGGTCTTCTGCCAGTCGGCCCAGGCGTCGAGATGGAAGTCGTAGATAGCTAGAGGCATGTCACCACGTCATGGTCTGAACGAAGAAGTCCTGTTGCTGGGCGTCGTTGACCACCTCTTCGGACTTGATCTGCTCGCCCAGCGCAGAAATGGTCAGGTAAGTGCCGTGAACGAAGCCTTGTTTTTCGTACTTCGTCACCTTGTAGACGATGTTGTCGTAGGAGAAGCGATCCCGGAAATGCGCCGCTGTCATGCCTGGGCTGGTGCGGAACCGGTCATTGGCCGCAGTCACCTGGAAGACGACGCTGGCGGTGGAGAGGACGTAGAAGCCCTCATCGGAGTCGATGGGGTCATCCTGGCGGAAGTCCACGAACATGACCGGCAACACCACGGGCGGGTACCAGGCCCGGCTCGGCCCTTCGTCGTAGACGCTGTTCTTGGTCGAGGCCATGGCGTCGTACTCGGCCCACAGGACACTCTCGCCCCAGTAGCGCTGATAGTTCTGCATGACCTCGTTCATGCGGATGATCTGGTCTTTCTGGAACCAGGCTGGCGTGTAGAGGGGCATCAGAACAGACGTCCTTGTTTGCGATCACGTTGCTTCGTTCTTTGCTTCTGCTTCTTGATCTGCTCTCGCTGGTAGGGGTGGGTGTAGTCGCTCACACCCTCCCAGACCGGCCCTTCTCCACGAGGTTTGTCCTCCGGGATCTTTTCTGTCCTGCGCTCGGTGTCGTACCAGATGTCGGGCTTCAGGTCTGGTCGTACCTTGTTAGCGAAATGCTCCCCGGCTTGAGTCCTGACTGGTGAGTGGATGGGCACGGTGGATTGGCCCACGTTGAAGTGGTGGGCTGAGTGGAACAGAGCGCCGGCCAGCCCCTTGGCTCTGGGACGGTCCTCTCCGTATGACCCGTACCCGGTGGCGAAGTTATGCACCATGGTTACTTCACCTGGGGCGTATCCCTCTTGTTTCTCCTTGGCCCAGGACAACTCTGCGGCCACGGTGGGGTATTTCGGGTGGCTCACATCTACAGCGGCCAGGTGATGTTCGTGCGGAGACTCCTCCTTGTCGAGCATGTAGCCACGGGACAGAGGACCGGCCCAGGGATGGGCCATGTGTTCCATGCCGGGGATGGCTAGTTGGTGAGGGTGGACGTGGTTCTGGAACTGCTCACCGTTGAGGGCACTATGACTCATCGAGCCAGCCTCGTTGCCACGGTGCGGTGGTGGCCCTCTTCCAGCCAGGTCTTGCCTCCATGCTCGTAAGTCTCTGGTTCGTAGGGGACATTCGGTTCCCCGGACTCATCGATGTCGTAATCAGGGTCGAACTTTGGTATGCGGCCCTGGGCATAGCGTTTCAGGGTGGGGAGATGGAGGTGCGACTGCGATGTCCATACCTCGCCCTCGGGATAACCCCGCTCGGTTCGGGTAGAAACTGCGGCATCAGAAACGTGAGGAGCCTGAACTAGCTGGTCGTGGCGAATGCGCCCGTACGGGGTTTCCCCAACCTTCTTGGTCTGGCGAATATCAGCTTGGGCCATGATGTGACGGGCTGCCCGCCCGTGAACCACATCGGGTGCTTGGGATCCTCCTAGCGATGGATGTACGCCGAACTCCTGAGAGATGTCGAACTGCTCTTGGTTGAGGACACGATGGCTCACCTACCACCACCCGACCCAGCCTGTGTTGATGGTTGTCCAGGCCCAGTAGTACCCGTAGCCGGTCTGTGGGTTCACATCTCGGGTGGGGTCGATGTCGGTGCTGGGCTGGAGGGCCACGTAGCGCCGGCTCTCGTAGTCGATGAGATCCTGGGGCTGGTAGGTGTGGGCCGAGTTCCACAGGCCCTGGTAGGTGTACATCTTCTGGGTGACGTCGATCTGTGGCATCTCTCGCTGGGGCCAGGTCAGGTCGTCGTACTCCTTGGACCGGTAGATGGGCACGAGCCGCTTGGTGGTGCGGGAGACTCGCCGCAGCCTCGATTGGGTGATGCGGTACAGGCCCACGCCCAGGGCAGCCGACAGCGCCATGTACTGCCCATTCAGCCGGTCGATCATCTGGGTGATCTGGTTGAAGGTCTGGCTGATGGGGATGGTCACGCCGTCCGGGGTGTGGACGTCGTGCTGCTGGGCCACCCCGGTGGCGATGTCCCACAGGGCCATGACGGTGACCAGGATCGAGATGGGGTACTCCTCCACCTCGCTGATCATCATGGGGGCCGGCGTGCCGTAGCTGACGGGCTGGCCCGTAGTACCCAGTGGGGGAGGCATTGTTGGCGGGTAGCCGGTGTCGATGTCGCCGGTTGGGCTGGTGCCGTAGGTGTGCTGGATGTAGGCCGTCCGCACGTACAGGTCAAGCTCGGGCGGCAGCAGGTCTCGGTAGTAGGTGCCCTGAGCTACCAGGAGCATGCCGGGTGCCGGGGCCTGGGTGAAGACCAGGACGCCGCCATGCTCGTCCAGGACGAAGTCGAAGCCCAGGTTGGCCTGGGTAGTACCCCCCGCCGTGGTGTCGGTCAGCACCACCTGGAGGTTGGGCGACGACACGTTCTCGACGGGAAGCTCAAAGCGAAAGGCCACGCCAGAGCAGGTCTGCCGGCAGATGAAGGGCCGGGGCAGATCCCGCAACCGGAGCCGGGCCATCTGGGCAATCCGCTGCGTCGATGCGGGATTGACCGGAGGATAAGGCAGCCCTTGGTCGGTGTCGGGGTACTGCCCCGGCGTGCCGGCGGTTATGTCATTGGGGTTCGGAAGTCCGGAGACCGGCCCAGTCATTGACACGACACCAGGCTACGTCCGGGTGGTCAGGGGGGCTGCGACACCCGGACCTAGCATTGTGGCTATCCGGTCTGATTCCACCGGTCAAGTAGTACCGCCAGAAAATGCCCAGCCTTTGTGAGGAAAAAATGTCTTCCTCGTCGTACAACTGCGTCAAAAAATCAGACGTGGCAAAGCTGGGAAAGGTGGCTGCCCAATACAAGAGGATCTCGTCGGAAAAGACGGTCAGGAAGCAGGCATCCAAGGCTGGCGGCGGGCTGCTGAACCAGATGCAGGGCATGATCCGGAGTGACCCCACCCTGGAGGAGTACCGTCACATAGCTGACGCTCTGCATGTCTTCAGTCATGAGGACAACGTCAGCGTCGGCCTGCCGGAAGGCCATCCCCTGGTAGGCCAGGCGGAAAAGATGCATGGCGTCTTCCCGGTCAGCGACGCCGCCTTCGACCTGGCGAAGCAGAGCGGTGAGGTCGAGGGGGCCTTCCACGACAACCTGGGCCTGCGTTCGCAGCCCTGGTGGCGCCGCATGGTGGAGGGCCTGTCATGACCCTGACCAACCCTCCCAACGATGTCGTCGCCAACCCTCCCTTCCTGGGCCTCTACACCGAAGAGGACATGGGCCTGAAGACGTTGCTGGAGGGCCTCTACGTCAGCGACCTGAACGCCCCCAATGAGAGTCGCCGGGTACCGGTGTGGTTCCACAACCCGGAGCGGGAAGAGCGCCGGATCACCTACCCCAACATCGTCATCAACTTCACCGGGGAGCGGGTGGCCCACGAGCGTGAGCATCGAGGTTGGGTCCAGATCGGCTACAAGTACCTCCAGGACATCCCCTTCCCTCTCGGGCCGGGGCAGGCTCTGCCCTCCATCGACTACCCCCTCCCGATGGACTTTGACTACACCGTCACGGCCAGCGCCCGGATCAACCAGCACATCTCCCAGATCTCAGGCCACCTGGCGATGAGCAAGCTCCATCCTCGCTTCGCTCAGATGAACTGCCCAGGCGGCACGGTGCGCCGGATCACGGTGCTGGGCACCACCCGCACCAACAGCATGGAGGCCGACAAGCGGCTCTTCCGGCAGATCTACCAGCTTCGGATCTCCACCGAGATCGAGGACATTGTCGGTGCGCTCGGCTCCAGGGTGGCTGAGGTGATTTTGAGCGTCACGGACATGCACAGCAACCCCCTGTGGGGTCCGCATACAACAACATCGGAGGAATAATGCCTACCTTGACCAGGCCGGGGGTCTACGTCGATGAGTCGTCGTTCCCGACCTATGTCAGTTCCACGCCGGGTACAGCGGCGGCGTGCTTCGTTGCCCCGTGCCCTCGTGGCCCGACTCAGATCGGTACTGTCGTCTATGGAGTGACGCCCACGAGGGTCAACTCCTGGAGAGAGTTCACCTCATGGTACGGCGGGTTTGAGACCGCTTACCCACCCAGTTATTTGCACCTGGCTGTTTACTGTTACTTCTCTGCCGGCGGCACGAACGCCACCATCATCCGGGTCACTCGCCAGGATGGCTCAGGTCCGACCGTGGCGGCTACGACCTTGAATGACACGCAGACCACCCCGGCGCCCACCCTGGAGATCCAGTCTGCGAATCCTGGGGCCTGGGCTTCGGGGACGACCCAGAATCCCAACGGGGGCCTGTGGATTGACATCCTGCCGGGGTCCATCAAGGACTCCAACCAGAACATCCTGAGCTTCACCATCCAGGTGAAGTACCAGGGCAACGGCCCCACGAACGTGGTGGAGCAGTGGCGGGACGTGTCCATGGTCAAGGGGTCGACCAACATGGGTCAGACCAACTACGCCCTGGATATTGTCAATAACCCTTACACCGGGTCGAAGTACATCCACCTGATGGACGTGGGGACGACACCCGCACCCCCGGCGATACGGGATCACACCTGGAATCCAGCCACCACCACGGCCCCCGTGCAGTTGACCGGTGGTACGGACGGCGCAGCCCCTACTGCTCAGGACCAGCAGGTTGCTCTTGGGTTCCTGGATCAGTTCCCGAACCAACCCTTCGTGATCAATCAGCCGTCGTTAACTGACACCCAGGATGTCAGCAACGCCGTGAGCTACGCCACGGCTCGTGGTGACAGCTTTGTGGTCATCGATTGCCCCCCGAACTACAGCCCCTCTGCCATGGTGACCTTCGCCCAGGGCCTGGCGGCTAATGCCCAGAGTGCGGTCTATTACCCCCAGGTGCAGATCTCTGACCCCTACTCGGCGGTGCCAGGGGTGACGAGGATGGTGCCACCGGGCGGCTTTGTGGTCGGGCAGTACATCGCCACCGATGCCAGGCGGGGAGTGCAGAAGGCCCCTGCTGGGCTGGGCAACGCCATCGTGGGGGCCTATGGACTGGAGACCACGCTCACCACTACTGACCAGGGCAACCTGACCCAGGCCAATGTCAACTGCCTGATAGCGGTGCCAGGGTCCGGGGTGGTGATCTGGGGCGCCCGCACTCTGTCGCCCTACCTCGTCACTCGGTACGTGCCGGTGGAGCGCACCTTGCTCTTCCTGGGCACCCAGATGACGGCGATGACTCAGTTCGCCGTCTTTGAGCCGAACGACTGGGTGTTGTGGAACATGGTCACCTCGGTGCTGAGTCAGTTCCTCACGTCATTCTGGCAGAGCGGCGGCCTCCAGGGATCGAGCGCCGCAGAGGCATTTTTCGTCACCTGTGACGACACCATCAACACGCCCAGCAGCATTCAGCAGGGCATCGTCTACATCGAGGTCGGGGTGGCGCTCCAGTACCCAGCCGAGTTCGTTGTCATCTCCATCGGCCAGTGGGCCGGCGGTCAGAGCGTCAGCATCACCACGGCCTGAGAGGAGCAGACATGACCAGGCCCTTGAACAGTGATCCGCTGCGGAACTTCCGCTTCTTGGTCACCATCACCTCACCCAACACCACGGCTGTTCCCACCACCATTGGTCGCATGGGATTCATGGCTGTCTCCGGTCTGTCTGTTAACAACGAGGTCATCCCGTACCGTGAGGGTGGCAACAACACGACGACCCGTAAGATGCCCGGCCAATCGGACTTCGGCCCATTGACCCTCACGAGAGGATTCATGGCGGTGCCGGTCAATGGTGGCAATGGCGGCACGGACGAGATCTACAGATGGTTTGAGATGATCTTCTCCGTAGCTGGCGCTGCCGGCAGTGGCACTGGCGCACCTGGCATGAACTTCAGGAGCGGTGTGACCATCGACGTCTTGCAGCATCCCATCACCAAGACCAACTACGCCGCCGGCATCGATAATCCTCCGGCTACCAAGGTTCGCTTTGCGGTTTACAACGCATGGCCCATGGGCTATTCGTTCAGTGACCTGGAAGCCGGGGGCAACGCCGTGTTTGTTGAGAACCTGACCCTGGCACACGAAGGGTTCGGGGTGCTGACTCCCACCAACAACGACCCGGCTAACTTCGTTCGTCCTGGACAGTTGCCATGAGCGACCCCCTCTCCGAGTTCACAGCAACGGTCATTGATCCTGTCACTGATCCAGACCAGGCCAATGACATTGTCCGGGAACTGACCAGGCCCCACACGCCTCTCATGCCCTCCTTGCCGGCTGACACGGTGACGCTGCCAGGTGGCCTTCTGGATAGCGATGGTGTGCTGCACACGGAGGCCCGCATCCGGGAGATCAACGGGGCTGACGAAGAGGCCATGGCTCGTGAGCTTCGTAACCCTAACCTCAACATCGCCAAGATCGTGGACCTCATCCTCAAGAGGTGCGTGCTGGCGGTAGGCATCTACGACCCGATCCCCATTCCCATGCTCACCGGCATGCTGAGTGGGGACCGGGCTGCGCTCATGCTGGCGATCCGGATCCTGACCTTCGGCTCGGACTGGGAGGTGCCCGACTTCCCCTGCCGGCTGTGCGGTCGCACCTTCGGGGTGGTGGTGGAACTCGACAAGGACATCTCCATCAAGAAGATGGAGAACCCGATGGTGCAGGACGTCGAGGTGTCCCTACGCAACGGCCATCTGGCCCTCGTCCATCTGCTGACCGGTGAAGTCCAGCTTGAGATGGTGGGTGACGGCAACAGAACCGGCCCAGAGGAAGCCACTATCGCCATCGACCGCAGCCTGCGCTCACTCGATGGCAGCCCGGTGATGGGCCGTATCGCTCAGAAGATGAGCATGGCTGACCGGCGCAAGATCATCCAGGCCATGAGTGACGCACAACCTGGCCCGCATATGGAGGAGGTGATGGTCTCATGTACCGAGTGCGGGCAGGAAGCCGCCTACCAGTTGAATCTGGTCGATCTCTTTCGCTAACTACGTCACTCCCTTCGACCTCCTCTACCTTCAGTACCGCAGGATCGCTGAGCGATTCTCGGGCTGGAGCCTGTCCGAGATCAAGGCCATGAGCTACCCGGAGCGTATGCACTGGGTCGAAGTCGTCCTGGAGAAGTAAATGCCCGGTGGTGGAGGGTATGGCGTCGGGCTGTTCGACTCCTCAGGCCCTGAGAAGTTTGCGGAGTCGATTGGGAAAATCACCAAGGCCCTGACCGGGGTCCAGAGCGGCTTCACTAACTTCGGGTCTGCTGCCAACAAGAGCCTCAGTGGCCTCTCGTCACTCATTGACAGCCTGACCAAGAGGTTGGGGGATCTCCAGAAGGCAACCCAGCAAACCAGTGGCATGGGTAGTGGCGGTGGCGGCGGTGGCGCCACTGGGGGCGGTGGGGGTTACAGCGGTGGGAGCGGTGGGACCGGGGCAGCCGGGTCATCCCCTGGCTGGGGGAACCAACCTGCCGGCCCAGGTAGTTCCGGTGGCTTTGAG